ATTAGACAATCCACCTGTGTAACCATAAGCAACATCTCTAGAAGATTTCAAGTAAGCAATGTTTTTACCAAAACCATCACCCAATCCGTAGTTAACGAATGTAAATCTTGAAGACTCTGCTGGATAACCATTCTCATCTAAGATAGTGTTGAATGTTACGTCATCATAAGCTTTCATGTGCATAACTGTCAATGAACCACCTAATTTGAATTTGTACTGAGTCCAAGGAGTTTCTGTGTAAGACAATCCTGTTGGGCCACCTGGTACTAAAGAATTACCATCAACTTTAATGAAATAATCTTTCATATCTTTGAAGTAACCTTGAGTTATTTGGTTGATAGCCTCATCAAACAATCTCAATCCAATCTCTCCAGTCCACATTACAACATTTCTTTGGTCATAAGCAACTCTACCGAAGAAAATATCAGTTAAGAAGTCTCTTACTAATCCAATAGAGAAAGTGTTATAGTATTCTCTGTATCCATCCTCCAAGATTTCTTGAAGACCTGGTCCTTGATTTACATAGTATCCTGTAGACTCATCTACTACTGTAGAAGAACTTCTTTGATACATCAAATGTAATTCTTTTTCCATTTCGAATTCTTTGTTGAATTTAACCTCAGCAACAGAAGTAATATACATATTATTCTTGATTGGAGAGTTCATTGCTTTTTGAATTCTGTTTTGGAAGTTTTCTTGAGACTCACCTTGTTTTCTTCCTGCAAGGATTAACAAATCTGCCTCAGTCAAGTTACCGTTCAATTTTCTTTGAGCAGCATCTCCTGTCATTTGGTATTGTTTTCTGAATCTAGAAAGACCAGAACGGAATTTAATTTTTCCGATTGAATCTACACTCATTGAACCACCTTTTACAGAACCTTCAGAGTAAGTAGAAGACATTTTCATTACTCTTGAACCAATAACAAACAAGTCAGTTGGTACAAATAATGTAGGGTCATCAGTCATAAGTTTTACAGTGTAAACAGTGCTTGAACCGTCTTTTTGACCTGCACTCATTACACGCATGTTGAATTTTTTGCTGTCTGTGAATACCAAAGTATCACCTTCAACAAAAGTTCCTAAATCTAATTTTAATTTGAATGGTCTTTGTCCTGCACCTTTTGTAGTGTTAGATGGCTCAACATCTTCAACCAACAATGCTGGTCTGTAACCTGATACCATGAATTCCCATTCTACTTTGTTACCTTCTACGGTAATTGTGTCTGCACCTTGAGCAAGTTCCAAAAGTGGAGCTGTACCGTCAAACAATGTTTTCATTGAAGCTAATTGACCCATACCACCCAAAGCATCTACGTCAGTTTTAATTAAACCTGATTGATATAGATTGTTCAAGTTAGTATAATTCATACCCCAATTACGGTCTCCTGTTAACATAGGAGCCTTAATGATTCCGAATTTACTTTGTGATAATTTCATTTTTTTTAAATTTATTTATTTTAATTGATGAATTCTATTTTAAAATCGTTAGATTCTTTCTTTTTACCTGCTGTCTTCTTTATAGAGTCTGCAAGTTTGCTTCTAACTTTACTTTCAATTTCTACTTTTTCAGATTTATCAGAAAGCCCTTCATATAATTTGTAAGCTAATGCCACCATTTTTTCTGGGTCTGACAAATACTCATTAAGTACTTTTTTAAATCCTGTTGACCTTCCTACGATTTGACCTTTATTGTCTTTAATATCCATAGGAGAAAAAATAAAATCTTCAAGATTTGTTTTTTGGTTTTTAGCAATAACTACATTATCACTTTTACCAATTTTGATAGTTTCTCTTATTTTGTTCACTGTTTTAGAATATTCTTCTCTCTGATAACGAGCATATTCTTCTTGTGACTTTATTAACTCTTCTTCTTGTTTCTCTCTGTATTTTTGTAAATCAGATTGAATTTTAGAAGCTTGGTTAAACAATTTGTTTTTTTCTTTATAACCCTCTACAAGTTCTTCTGCTTCTTCTTCCTCTAAACCTTTTACAGATTGTAAATAAGTTTTTACTAGAGCTGTGGCATTATCTTCATCTTCTATATCTACATCCACCCAATTTGTGTCTGCATGTAAATTAATATAATCGTCAATATTACCTCCGTTTTTCAAGAAATTAAGAACACCGTCTACTTTAGGGTCATCTATTTTGTAAGCATTTTTAACCATACTCACTGCTCTATCTTCTAGAGTTTTTTCATAAGCATCATATAAAGACTCTTCGTCACCTTCCCAATCTGATGGAATATCTAAAAGATTTTTCTCAGCTAATTCTTGAGCAAAGATTTTCAAAGGACTTTCTTCTGTATCATCCTCCTCAGTTTCTTCTTCCTCTTCTTTTACTTCAGACTCTTCTTCAGACTCTTCAGTTTTTTTAGCTTTCTCTTCTTTTTTCTTTAAGATGGCTTTCTTTTCTTCATCAGTTAGGTCTAACTCATCTAAGTTTGACTCATCCACTAAATCAGGGTTAACTAAATCAGAGTCATCATCTTCTTCTTCAATCTCATTAAGAGTTTGAATTTTGTCTGTTAGATTATTGTCATCTAGCATACTATCGCTAAATTCCATAATCTCGAAATCTAGATTACTTTCTTTCATATTGTTTTTGTTTTTTGTGTGTAAAATTGTATTGCAAAATTGAAAAAAAATTATTTTTTTATTGAATTTATTTTTGTATATTACAAGGATTTGTTACATAACTATTTATAAATCAACTATTTAATATTTTTATTATCTTTACCCATTAAAGCTATTTCTTTTTCTAATTTTTTATTTTGTAATTCTATTTGCTTCATTTTCTCCTCTTTTAGACTAACATCTGCTGTTGATTGATTTTTAAGCATTTGTAATTCTACTAGGTCATTTTCATTATTTTCGTTAACATCATTAGCTCTAGCAAACCTCTCAGCATTAAGTTCTGCTGCTTGAAGAGTAGTTAAGTTTTTATCATCAGCAATTTGTTTTTGAACTCTCAATCTCTCTTGTTCCATTTGAGCTTGCATTTGCATTTGTTGCTGTTGTTGCTCTTGTTGAGCTTTTTGCATTTCCTCTTCTTTAGCTTCTTTTTGAACTTGTATTCTATTAATAATGTTCTTAACCTCTGTAGCATTCTCTGATGTTATAATCTCAGCAGCTATTCTTAAATCTCCACCACCATTTTGAATAATAGGTTGCATAAGTGATTTAAACTGATTAAGCATTTCTGTATCTCTTAAAGTATTTGTAATATATACTTTATAGTTATAGTTAGCAAAATCTGAATATTCTGTATTTAATGTAGCAACACTTAAATCAGAAAGGATATAAGACGCTTTTAAAGGGTTTTCTTTGTAAATTACTTTACATACTTCAATATAGTTCTCTACAGCTCTCTCTTTAACGTAAGAATGCATATAAAACCATTTCTCAGTTTGGTTAGAAGACTGTATAATACTTTGTTGGTTATTACTAACAGATTCGTAAGGAGATTGCATTCCTAATCTTGCAGGGTTGTAACTCATTGCTTGAGTCATTTTTCTCTCTATATAATCAAGTAATTGTATTTTCTGAGCAATCTCTTGTGTATGAGATAAGTCTATTGATTTCCAATACTGAGGGTCAATACCAAGACTTCTCATATCTCCATCTCTAGAAGCACTAATCAATGCCACTTTAAATTTCTTAATATAAGTCATCCATTGTGTAGGAGTCATATCTTTTGGTATCTGCTCATTCAAACCTAATAGGACTTTACCTATATCAGTTTTCATCACCTCAATGATTTGATTTACAATAACATTATATAAAAACTGCCAAGGTTTTCCTAAGTCAGCAATTGCTACTGCCATAGAGTTTCTTGCAGAATAAACTGTACCTGTGTAAGGGCCTCTAATTTGGAAAGGATTATCAATATCTCTGTATTGGTTAGGAACTGGCTCTACCTTCAAATAAACTTTAGGGTTGGTGAAGATTTTATATCCTTGCCAGTATTCTGGAATCCAAATGATTTCTTGTTTAATGTCATTAGCTTTGTCAAAAACATAAGTTTCATCAACTATGTTTCTTTCTAATGTACCATTCTCATTTAATCTATAAATATATTTAATTTTCTTCAAAGATTTCCAAACCACATGGGTTACACGAATTCTTCTAATTTTATAGTTGTCATTATAGTTATCTTCCCAAGGGTCAATCCAACTTGGAGTTGTCTCAGGGTCTGTAGGATTCATAATAGCGTTAGGAATAATCTCCCACACTTTAGAATCACTTGGAGAGTTTAATGTAGACTCGTATTTATCAAACACTTCTCTCTCTTCTTCTGTAATTATATTACCAAACTTTTGATATATCTCATATATAGAAAGATATTCATCATAAGTGCACCAATCCACTTCATCTAAGTAATCTACATCTTTAGATTTAGCATAATTGAAATATAGAGGGTTACAAGCTTTAATTGTAGGCTTTCCATTATACTCACCTGTCCAATATACTTCTTCACCTGTAATGATTACATCTTTCCAACCTTTATCAAATATAAACTTTAATCTGTCTGTACGGATATGATATTGTAAGATTTCATCAGTTACTTTTTCTTCAGGCAATCTAAAGCCATGAGCCATATAGTTCTCCACTTCAACAGGAGTCATCTTTATAGCAGCTTCTTCTAACTGAGCTTGAAAACTTTCTTGTATTTGTTGTAGCTTCTCTTGATATTGAGGGTCTGTATTAGGGTCAATACTAGCCGCAGCTTCCTGCATTTTTCTTTGATTCTCAACCTGAAGCTTCTTTATTATATCTTCTTTAACAATTTTTGCTGTATTCTCAAGCAATAAATCTTTTCTAGTTCTTTGTCTAACAGATTCACTATTAGAGTTAGTTGTTACCACTCTAATATTAAAAGGTCTTTTAATCTCTTCTCCTTCTAAATCATGAAGCACTGTTTGTAAAACTGGGAAATGGATAAAGTCACTTTGGTTGAATTCAATTTCAGGTATTGCTACACCTAAATCACTTTCTACAACTTTACCTGTCTCTAAAAAACTGTTAAAGTCCATACGACCATTATACAGTTCATAGTTAATTTTGAACTTTTCTTTCTTTTCGTTATAATAATTATATTGATTACAGAAATAATCCATTTTCTTTCTAGCCCAGGCATACTTATCTGCTATCTTCTTTTTGTAAGAAAGCCTATCTGTACCAGGACCAGAGAGAATTACATCTTCTGTAGCGTTACCATTAATTACCATTATTATCGGTTTAAATTACAAATTTATAAATAAATTTTTATATTTCTTTTTTTTATCTTTAAAAACTAATTAAACTCTTGCTTTTTAGTCTATTATTATATAAATCAGAGTAAAAGTTTGTAGCTGTTCTCTGAGAAATCTGTTCAGTTTCTTTTATCACCACTTCTTTATCTTGCTCTATCCATAACATTAACAATAAAAATGCTGACACTCGGTCAAAGTTGCCCTTATCATTATATTGAATTAATTCTTCAAGCAATAAATCATCTTTTATTGTATTTAAATTTCTTTCTACCACTTCTCTGCTAGTTCCATCAGCTAATTCTTCTGTATAACTTTTCTTTTCATCTAATAGCCATTGTTGAGCTAATCTAAGAGCATATTGTTTTAGAGGATTAGTCATTGGAATACCCACATCATATTTAAATGAAGGGTCTCTTAAAGCTTTCTCTATAATTTGTTTAGGTGTTGGAGCTAATAAATGATAGTTCCCTGTACGCATACAATAGTTTTTAAAATCAATGATGTTGTTCTCAAACATCACCAGAGCATTAAAGTATTTAGCAGCTATAACACATTGATAATGAATATCATCTGGTTTATCATACCTTCCTACCCACCAAGCAACCAACTCATTACCATTAGCATCCACTGTATTATTAGATTTATATACATAAATAGCAGCTAATGATGTACCACCACCTTCATCTTTGATAGGGTCATAAACTATTTTATATAAGTTAGGAGCAATTAAGCCAGCAGGAGGATGTTCATAAAACTCCCAAGCAGATGCTAAATTAGATTTTGAATCATGAGGAAATCTATCTATAGGTCTCAAATCAAAGTCAGGTTTAAATTTAACACCATAGATGTAGTCCTTATCCTCTAATAATACCCCCATGGTTCTTAAATGTTTTTTATACCCATACCTATCATTTGTAGCTTGTTGTTCTCTAAGCATAACCACAGGAAACTTATTACCTGTTTTAGACAAGAACATCTCAGAAGGCTTAATAGGTCTTGACATGATGTATTCATCATAAGCAGAAGTGTTATTTGCTTTCTTTTTCTGCTCTCTCACTTCCATTTCATACTTTAAAGCTTGCTCTACATCTGTATTTCCCATCTTATCTTTATATGCTAAGTTGGTGTAAATAGCAGGTAGGAAGAAACCTATTGTTCCTCTTCCTTCATAAATATCATTAAAACCTAAGAAATCATAAGCCTCTGGGTCTCTGAATATTATCTCAGACTCAATAACTTTTTCCATATCTCCACCTGTACCTAAATAGAAGGAAGAACCAAATTTACCTGCTCCCATATCTTGTGTAGACTCGTTGGCACCATGAACTGTTAAGATTTTATCTTCCAATCCCACCTCTTCTACAACTAATACGTTATAACGACCTCCTACAGCTGCTTGTTTGTTGTCTTTGTAAGTCTCATGCACCACCATAGAACCTGTACCCTGTTTAACAGAGTTATTTCCTATCTTTTTCTCATACTCAAACCTAAATGCATTCTTAGAATTACCTACTTTAAGAGTTCCTGAAGAATTTCTTGAGAATGGAGGTGGATAGTATTCTCTATCTGTATATCCTCCAGGTAAATGAGAAAGTGAATTAGCAAATTTGTCTAACAACTGAGAAGATTTTGCTGAGTTAGCAGAACCACAGAATATTTCCACTTTATTTCTACCTGATAAGTAATCTTCAACTGTTTTAGCTCCATCTGTTACCCACTCATGCTCCATAATTGCAGATGCCATAAAGGATTTTCCTCCAGAACGGCTTCCTAACAGAAACAAATTCAATGAGTTATTGTCATATAATGGGTTTCCTAATGGTTTTGTATGTGTAGAATTTAAATACTCTAAAGGGTCAACATACGTTTTTAGAGTTCCATCTTTTTTATAACAATTATCTGTAAGATTATTTAAAAACTTTAAAGGAATGTCAGGAAGACTTTCATCATTAAGTTTATCATGCTTTAACTTTACAGTCCAATTACAAGTGTATTCTTCATCTTCTTCAAATCCACTAAAACCTCTACAAATAAACCAACAATTAAATAATGTCCAGTTTATATCTAACAAATTAGGTCTAGATAGGATACGTTGCTTACCATCTTGAATTGTAATTGTATGATAATTAGTGAAGTAGTTTAATGGAGGATTCATATATCTCCATCTTTCTCCTTCTGGAGTTTCTTCTGTTGCCCAAAATCCATAGATTAATTCCTCTAACTCTTTCATCCAATATTGTTCATAAGCAGAACTATGTGGATGTAGTTTAGGATGATTTTTAATAAACTTAGTGTTATCGTAAATCTGAGGAAAAATTGAATCAGTTTTTATTATCATTATCTAGGTGGTCCTGGTTTTATATCTAACATATCTTCAGGTGTTGGAGTAGTTGACATAATATTTTTTATAAAGTCTTCTATAGTAAAGTTCTTAGTCATAGGAATAACTTTAACTTTTACAGGAGGCAGTATGATGTGGTCAAATTCACTAAAGTTTTTAATAGTTTCTCTAAGAATTCTTTTTGTGTCTTTTGCACTCTCAATACCTTCTACTTCAATCACTCTTTCTTTTGTATCAATTAAGATTATCATCTGCTTCTTGGTTTTCTTTCTGAGCTCTTTCTTCTAACTCTTTTTGCCAAGCTTCTTGCTTTGCTTTATCATAAGTTTTCATGATGCTTGATAACCAAAAATATTTTCCTTCTTTTAAAGAAAATCTTTCTCTTTGCTTTGGTTGATTGTGAATGTTTGGTTTATTCATTGGATACATAATCTATTGTTTTAGGTGTTATTTTTTATTTAATAATTTCTCAGAAAAAGATTCTTCTCTTCCTCCTCGAGCTCTTGTTTCAATGTTTTCTTCTTGATATTCTTTATAAACTTTACCAAAGGCTTCCCAAATTGGCTTAGAGTCCTTCATCATCTTATCTAAAGCTTCAAAAGTATTCATATCATAAGTGACACTTTCTAAAAACTTATTTCTTTCTTCAATTTTATCATGCCACACTTTAAGTTCTCTCTGTATCTTACTTAATACTACTTTTGGATAGGCATCTATTAAATGCTGATACCTTGCAAATGTAAATTCAGGGTCTTTAATAAAGAATGTTTTAATTTCTTCTTCTCTTTCGTCTAATCTCAACCTTATTTTAGGACTGTTTATATCACATAATAAATAAATTGCCCACATCACCATAGATGTTTTCTTTTTATCCGTTATAGAGGTGTAGAATGCATCATACGGGGCAACAAATTTAAACTCTGGATTAACTTCCCAAAATTTATGTTTAAATTCTTCGTAATTATTGTTTTGTATTAAATTGTAGTCCATAATTAATATTCATCAAAGTAATCTATTCTTTCACCATGTTTAAAGTTATACAAATCTTTTGTATTTATTAAATCCCCTGTTTCTCTATCTCTAAATTCCTTAACTATAATCTCTTCAGTCTCATAGTAGTTTCTTGTTATTTCGTCTCCTGCTTTAATCTTTCTTGCTGCTATTAATGAATGGCCATTAACCTTTACATTAGGGTCAAAAGAATGATTAATTTCTTTTACCACAGGGTCTAAAATATGATAGTTGTCATCTAATTGTATTGTGTACTGGGTAGGTGTCTTATGCTCCTCGCAACAAATGAATAAAACAGTTTCACCTGCATAGAATTCTTTTGTGGATACAACTATCTTTAATTTTCCTTTTTTTACTATTTCAAAATTATTCATCTAGTCTGTCTTTAAAAATTTGAACTAAATCCTCATAGAAAAGATGTACATCTTCTCCTTTAAGTAATTTGTTTTGTTGTGTTGTGGGTAGGGGTAGAGTCTTTAACTGTTCATTAAAATCAACTAGATGTCTTCTCTTCTTAAAGAAATCTTTTGGATAGATGTTATTGTTATTAAAATCTCTCCAAGACTCGATTCTAGGAAAATGAACTACACTAATTATACTTTTATCTAAAAAGATAATAGGAACTGTAGTGTTTAATAGTAAAAAGAATGCGGAACTAGAGCATTGCTCTAAAGGATATATAACTATATCTTCGTAATCCTCTATCATGGTCATCAAAGGATATATATAATTAATATAACCCCCAGGGGAATTAATAAATAAGTTTACTGGTTGTGTATTTGTATTTAAAAAATTAATTAAATTCACAGAGTTCTCTAAATCAAACTCTCCTTCAAAGATGTATGTAATTCTCTTATCAGAAAACTCTAAGTTAGCCAAAACTTCTTTCAATTGCTCTTCTTCCTCTGTCATATTATACTAATTCAGCTGCAACTGCTAAGGAAACTGTTGTGCAATTCCCTGAAACATAAACATATTTCGTACCTGGTGATGTTAAGTGTCTACTGAAAGTTATTTCAACAGATTCACCTGGTTTTAATATTTGGCCTGGCTTCATATTGTTAGGAGTTGTACATCCACAAGAAGATGTTACACCTCTACAAATAAAATCTGCCTCTCCAATATTAGTTAGCGTGGATTTACCTGTGCCATGGTCATTTCTCTTGCCTTTTACTAACACTGTTGCAGGACTAAACTGTAATACTGTATTTTCCATTGTTAAAAATTTAGTTTATTATCTATTTTAAATTGTGTCCATTCTTTTTCTCCCATCATATCAGGGAAACAAGGGTTTTCTTTTCTCTTACACCCTTCTGTACCATAAAACAAATCAGGGGTTTCACATCCACACTCTAAACAACTACCATTTAATGTACAAGGTTTAGCTGCTTCTGCTCTCCACAAGACTTGTTCTTTCTCCCAATCAGGCAAAAAACCTGCCTCCCTGACTTGAGCAGAGAGGAAGTTTTTTACATTCTTAAAAGTTATTTTTGCTGGATTATTAGCGTTTGGATTAGCAAACATATAAATATTTTTATAGACTTAATACATCCCAATTTTCCATAAAATCTCCACCTTCCATTTTATCATCTTCTTCTTCAGTGTCTTCTTCTTCCATTTCTAGTGGGTTTTTTTCAAAATATTTCTTAACACAAGAATATTCTCCTTCTCCATCGAAAGGATATTTATCCACTGTTAAAAGCCATCCATTACTGATTTTTTCTAAAGTTTTTGAAACTTCTTCTTTCTCAGTTCTTTTTTTCAGAGTAAAGGTTTCTTTTTCTGAATTCATTTCTTTTGTTAAAGAAATCATTTTCTTTTTGTTGTTCATCATCATTGGTGTTTTCATTTTAAATAGTATGTTTAATGGTTATTAAATCTTCAGGGATAAGGAATGTCAACTCAAGTGGAGTTTCTGGTTCCTCAATTTTATGACAATAGAATGCAAATGGTAGCATACCTTGCAAATAAGAACCAAATACAGGTCTTGCATCTTTGTTAGGGTCATTACCTTCAGGGTGTTTGTAGCTTACAATTGGTCTATCTACAAAATTATCTCCTACAGAAACAATATCTCCAACTTCAAAAGAAGCATTAGGTCCTGCTTTAAGGATTTTAAATGCATTCTTAATCTCTGTAGCTTGTTTTTCAATTCCTACAAGTACATTTGAAAGAGAACTCTTTTTTGCATAACATTGTACTAACAAATGTTTGTCTTTTGTGATTTCGTAATCAAATTGAGGGATTGCCTCTTCTTTAAATTCTTTTACTGTCATAATTTTTTTGGTTTATAATTTAAATTTTTTAATGTTAATATGTGTCTTTTTACTTTTTCTTCATTTCTTTTATAGAAAGCTTCTCTCAATCTAGCTCTTATCTTACCTATACTTGGGATAAACTTTCCAAACTTCTCAAAATAAATCTCTCTTTCAGGATTTCTTTTTGACTCTGCTCTCACCTCATTTAAAAATATTCTATATATCTTCTCAACTTCTTTTTCAGAAAGACCTAATTCTTCTGAAACTTTCTTATATAACCTTTTCATAAACAAAATATTATATATAATGAACAAAGATACAAAAAAATATATAAAATAGTTAATTTATATTTTCCTTCATCTACATTTTTGAACCAATTGTGCAAAAACATACAAGATAATACATATAAAATAACTAAAATAATTCCCATTACACTAAGATTAAGCCTAATTTATCATTTTTACATATACAAATAGTTAAATTCTTGAATTCAACTAATTCTTCATACTCTTCCATACCCAATTCTCTTTTCAAAATGTTGTAATTCACTTCATTTAGAATTAAAAACTTTCTATATTTAGAGTTATGGTCTCTAATAATCTCAACAATACTCTTATTCATAACTAAATGTCACTTCCATTTTAAAAACATCACTTTTATACACCGACTCTAACCAAGCAGGTATATCATACTTCTCAATTCTAGCTCTAGAAAATCTATCACTAGGAATACTCATGGTTCTTGTTATTAATTTATTAGAAATCAATCTATCATTAATGTAAGCACCAATATAAGAAGAATAAACTCCCATTTCCTTTGCAATAGCTATATGCATTTGGTTCATGTTCTTAAAAGTTTTATCTTTATGCAGTTGTGGAAACTCTAAACTGTAAAATAAAACCCAATACAAAACCTCTAACGTTTTATCAGACATTAACAAACCTTTGCTTGCTAATAAAACTCTAGACCGTTGCATAAAGTTTTCTTTTTTTGTGTCTTTTATATCTTGTTTATAAATTTTCATTCTCTATTATTTTGTGTATAATAGATTAAACATTAACATTTTAAAAAAAGTTCCAAATGTATTAACTTGTGCTCCAGCTTGTTAAAATAAAATCTAGAGATAAATGTATTCTGTCTTCAAAATACCAAGCAGTTGCACTAAA